CGACGCTGTACCGCTCGGCATTCCGCGCCGGCGGCGGCATGGCCATCGCCGCGCTCGCGCGCGCCTCGATGCTGGCCAGGCAATCCGGTCGCCATGGCGAATTCGACGGCGCGCAATATCTGGCCGACGCCGAGCGCGGCTACGCGCATCTGCGCAAATTCAACGCGCAGTACGGCGCCGACGGCAAGGAAAACATCATCGACGACTACACCGCGCTGATGGCGCTGGTGGAACTGCACAACGCCACCGGCCAGTCGCGCTACCTCGACGATGCGCGCGAACGCGCGACCAGCCTGATCGCGCGGCAACAGGCCGACGGCGGTTTCATCAGCGACGGCGGCAGCCGCCCGTACTACCACGCGGCCGAGGCGGGCTTGCCGGTGATCAGCCTCTCGGCGTATGTCGATATCGAACCGGAGCAGGGACGTCGTCAGCGTGCGCTCGATGCCATCGGCCTGGCGCTGGGACACGAACTGAGCATCACCAACGCGGTCGCCAACCCATACGGCTACGCCCGCCAGCGTTTCCAGCTGACCCAGGACGGCAAGGCCGCGGGCGAAGTGCTGGAAGGCTTCTTCATTCCGCATCGCAACGAAACCGGCTATTGGTGGCAGGGCGAAAGCGCCCGCCTGGCCTCGCTCAGCGCGGCCATGATCATCGGCGGCCGCAAGCTGACGGATCACGGCACCGCCGGTTACGGCCTGTCCGCCGATCGCGCCGGCTACGCGCAAAACCAGCTCGACTGGACCCTGGGCCGCAACCCGTACGGCATCTCCATGCTCTACGGTTTCGGCAAGAAGAACCCGCCGACCGTGCTGGAAAGCGCCGGCGAAATGTTCGTAGGCGGCATCTCCAACGGCATCACCGGCGCGGTGGGCAGCGACACCGGCGCCGGCATCAGCTTCGCGCCTGGCCCGGATTCCGAGCAGTGGCGCTGGGTGGAGCAATGGATTCCCCACACTACGTGGATGCTGTTTGCGGTTATGGCGATGACGGCGGACGAAGCTCGGTGAGTTGTCTGCGGCGTTGAACGCCGGACTGGCGTGGGCGCGGTCGAAAGGCGGCTGCAAAGAAAGAAGCCGTGCATGGAAGATCGTCGGCGAGGCTAGGGCGCGCGTACGCGGCTCGACAAAGCTGGATCCAGGATTGGGATATCTGCGGCAGACAACAGGGTCAACCGGCCGCCAGGCCGTTGACCCTGAGCTCAGCCAGCTCAATCACGACCACCTTGAACTGTTGTCGATTCCTGGCGGCCTTTGTGGCGGGATCAGTAAGAGCATCGCCCCAGGTGATGCTTAAAGATCATGAGCTTAGCTTGTCGAGATATAGAACATGTAGCAGGTTTACCGAAATTCCATGTCGGGTAAGACTGTTACACATCTAGAGCTCGCCGAGAAATCCGTGCCAATTCCTGGCGGTGGAAAAGCACAATTGCTCCTAAGCGGCCCCTACTGCCTCACGGTCAAGCGCCTCTTTCACCGAGTCTCAGTCCTTGGGAAGAGCAGCGCGGTCATCTGGATTGAGCATCGGCTCAAATCCGTATAGGGGCGGGCGACGCCGTGAGCGCACGGTGGGAACACGCTACACATTGCTTCTTCCTCGGGAAAACCTCGGCCGACCACTCCCCACAACGTCCTGCGCGCGGGTTACCAACAACCTGCAGCACCACGCACTGAATGGCGCCAACTTGCTTTAAGGGCAGCTGCCGAGGAAGGCGCATGCAGTTGAAGTGGTTGAATCGCCCAGGGTTTCGTAGACATCTCGCAGCCATAAACTATGGCTTAAGCGGAGGTGGTTATGAGCGTGAAGCGATACACCGATGAGTTCAAGATCGAAGCGGTCCGTCAGATCGTGGAATACGGGCGACCAGTTACCGAAGTAGCCGAGCGCCTGGGCGTGTCGGTCCACAGCCTGTACGGCTGGAAGCGCCAGCAAGGCAAAGGCGGCGTGGTTCGTCGCGTGGAGCAAGACCAGAACGCGGAAGTGCGACGCCTGAAAGCAGAACTTCGGCGCGTGACTGAAGAACGAGACATCCTAAAAAAAGCCGCCGCGTACTTTGCCAAGGGGTAAAGGTGAAGTACGCCTTCATGAAGCAGCACGCCAACGAATTCGGACTAGCCGCGATGTGTCGCGTGCTGCACGTGCACCGCAGCGGCTACTACGCATGGCTTCGCGAACCCACCAGCGCTCGTGCGCGCGACGACCAACGCCTGCTCGGCTTGATCAAGCACTGCTGGCTGGAGAGCGGATCGATTTACGGTCATCGCAAGATCACCAAGGATCTTCGCGAACTGGGTGAAACGTGCAGCAAACACCGCGTTGCGCGTTTGATGAAGCAAGAAGGGCTGCGCGCCATGGTGGGCTATGGCCGGCGTCCGCGGCCTTTGAACGGACCGATCGGCGCGGTGGCAAACAACGTGTTGGCGCGTGCATTCACTGCGGCAGAGCCCAATCGAACTTGGGTAACCGACATCACCTACATTCGAACCTACGAAGGCTTTCTGTACTTAGCCGTCGTGTTGGATTTGTTCTCCCGCCAGGTCGTGGGCTGGGCCACGCGTCCGACGCAGCACACCGATCTGGTGCTGCAAGCCCTGTTAGCGGCGGTGTGGCGCCGCAAGCCCGAACCCGGACTACTCTTGCACTCGGATCAGGGCAGTCAATTCACGAGCGAAGACTGGCAGAGCTTTTTGAAAGCGCATGGCATCGTGTGCAGCATGAGTCGGCGCGGGAATTGTCACGACAACGCCGCAATGGAAAGCTTCTTCCAATTGCTCAAGCGCGAGCGGATCAAGCAGCGGATCTACAACACCCATGCCGACGCCCGAGGCGATGTGTTCGATTACATCGAGCTGTTCTACAACCCTAAGCGACGGCACAGTTCCAATGACGGCCTGTCCCCGATAGAGTTTGAAAGGCGGTACGCACTAAACGGCTGACGACTGTCTATAGAAGCCTGGGCGATTCACTTCCATGGCCCGAGGTATCAGCGAATCCGACGTCCACAACGCGGCCGACGCCTTAGTTGTGGTCGGTGAAAGGCCGACCGTTGAGCGCATTCGTGCGCACTTGGGAACCGGGTCTCCCAACACCGTCACGCGCTGGCTAGAAACCTGGTGGCAAGGGCTGGGTGAACGCCTTCAAGCCCAGGAACGGCGGCTCGCAGTCCGGGATGCGCCCGAAGTGATCACCGTCCTGGCAGGAGAGTGGTGGGCCGCGGCGCTTGAACACGCACAAGCCGGTGCTCTGGAAGCACTTTCTGCGGATCGCGCGGCCTTTCAGGCTGAGCAGGACGCGGCGCGCAGAGACCATGATGAGTTCGCTATCGAGGTCGTCGCATTGCGTGACAAGGTTGCAGCGGCTACCCACGCCGAGCTTTTAGCATCAGCCCAGGCGACGGAGCTCCAACGCCTAGTCAAGCAGCTTGAGGGGCAATTCCAAGAAGCATCCAGGCAACGGGATACCGCGCTCGCACAGGCTGCTGACGTCGATGCTGTACGCAAGGCGGCTGACGCTCGTCTCCAGGAGTTGCAGGAGTCGTCCATGATCGAGCGGGAGAATCTGAGGCAGCATATCCGGATGGTTGAGGATCGCGCTCACGCAGAAGTTGACCGAGCTCGCCAGGAGACCAAGGAACTGCACGCTCGCGTTACGGCAATGGCTAAAGAGCACGCTGCCGTCGAGAAAGCACTCCTACAGACCGCCGAACACGCTAAGGCTACGGCCGCTGAGGCGGGTCGGAGCGCCGGCATCGAGCGTGCTCGGGCTGATGCGCTTGAGACACAACTTGCCAAACTTCAGGATCTACCTGCAGCCCTGGAAGCGGTAATGCGCCGGAGCGATATCCAGCCAAAACAGCAGAAACCCAGCGGCAATCGGACCGCTCGCGGGTCGCGTAAGCACATTAAATCTTCGGTCGAGAGCTAACTTCGGGTTTAGCGATTGACCTTGGCAGCTAAACGATCGATCTCGTGGCACTGACCCAGCCAAGTGATGAAGGAAGACGTGGCTCATCGATCCATTGATGCTGCCGTGCCGGGTCGTGGACATTCCGGTGGATCTGACGGCGTTTGTCCCGAACGCGATACCTACTGACGCCGTTCTATCAAAGGTCCGGCAGGTCGCTCTTGCTACGTGGCCGCAAGACGCTGCGTAAGTAGGACTTGGTCAGCGATGCCCAGAATTTGTGCAAGGGGCGCTTGCACAATTAAGCAGTGCCTGTTGGACAAATGAACAGCCGGCATAGCTAGGGTGCCGTACCGAGCCTGGTTTAGGCTGCTGAACCTGGCAAGCGGCTTCAAGAATTCGCCACGCGGCACTAGCCGGGAAAACTGTGACATTTCCTGATCCCCGTGGAATAGAAAAAGTCACGCCTTTACCGACCGGGATGTAACAGATTTACCGATCCCGGGTCATGCTCCGAATCGCATTTAACAGTTGCAGCCAGAGCAACCGTAGATTTCGCATAATGTATATTATGTTCAAGGCGAAGCTCCGCCGTTTGCTGGTCTCGATCCGTGCGTCGATAGCGCGCTACCGTTGGCATCCCAACCAACTACAAGGAGCGTAGAAATGGACATGGACCTCGGCGGCGAATGGCACGGGTGGCGAGTGCGAGGCCGGTATCTGGTGTCAGCCGACGGACAACGGATCCCGCGTGAGCGGCTAGTCGGGCTGCTGTTCCGCGACGCAAACGAGTTGCGCCTGGCAGGTTTCGAATCGAGGCGGAAAGCCGAGGCGAACGCACGGGCCAAGAGCCGTGGCTTCAAGGTCAAAGTCGTGGTGATCGACATGTGCGACTACCGAGCGAACGGCCTGGCAGTCGGGTAGCTCTTTCGGGTTGCCGATGGAGCTCCTGCAGGTGCCACCGTAAATTGCTCGCGCAGATCCGGTCGACCAAAAAAAAGGCCCCCAATCGGGGGCCTTTTTCGTGACCTGCGGTTGCCGCTTTATTTGCAGGCGTTGTAGACGTTGTCGTGCTGAATCCGACGAGCGTCGATGCCAGCATCGCGCCCTACTCCATTCAAAAATTCGTCACGCTGTTGCTTGGCAAGAGCGCATGCATCGACGCTACCAGTACGCGTGCCCATAACCGCACCTTGCGAATCAGAGGCGCGTGAGCGGCCGGCAATGTGCGACAGATATCTGGAATCGGCCTCACCGCGCTTCTTGGCGTAGTACTGCCGCCAGAGCTCGGAATTCGTAGGCTCGGGTTCGGGCTGTGCAGCCCAGGTCTTAACCGTAGTCTGCTGGTTATCGCACGGGTGGCTTTGGTAGCTGGTTGGCTTCCCGTTGCTCACGCACTTGTACAAGGTTTGAGCGCCAACGCCTGACGATGCAAGCAGCAGCGCAATCGCAATCCATGCCTTCATAGAGCCCCCTGCCCTAGTCCTGTATTCGAAGGATACGAGAAAACGCCGGCACTGGGCCGGCGTCGTAGATCTTCAAAGCGGGTTGGCGGGGAGGAGCGGTCGAGGCCGGTCGACCTCTACCAGGAGACCAGGCCTAGTCCTCGTTCGGACCAGGCGCAGGCGCGGGTGAGGCGTTTGGCTGGAATTCCCGGGCTGGGAACAGTCGACGGCATCGGAGCTTGCCGTTGCAGCGGTGCAGACGATCACCGCACCGGTAGCAGATCACGCCAGGTACGCGGCCGGCGTCGGCCGCATCGCCGTAGTGGTGGCCGAACAGCTCGCAGGCGAGGCGACGAAGAAAGCGCCGCATGGCTACGACCCCTTCCCGATAGCCAGATCGCCGTAGGCAGCGACCTGCGGCGCGCTCAGCGTAACGCCAGGAGCTGCCGCGGGCGCGTCGACGGGCGAACGTGCCGGCCATGGCTCGGGTGCAGCCTGTGGCGGCGCTGCGTGCGTTTCCGAGGTGGTCTTGTAGGGGTTGTAGACCGGGCCGTTCCTGGCAAGCCTGCGCGCCTCGCCGGGCGAGAGGTCGTACCGCGTTCCCTGCTCGGTCAGGCACGTCACGCTTTCTTCCATGAAGCCAGTCGCACCCTCGCCGGGCTCCGATGACATGCACGCGACCTGCGGGTCTGCGGTGGGCTTCCGGTCGTCGTACACCTTCGCCGTCCACGGCATGGTCGGAAACCGGGGGAGGTGTGCGGTCGCATATTCCAGCGGCGTCAACGACCGGACCGACCCGCCAGAGGCAGAAGCGGAGCCGCCGTTCGCGGTCGCCGTAGGCGACCCCGAGCCGGCGGCAACCGCTTTGCCCTTGGCCTTGTCCACGTCGTCATACACGCTGCGGAACATGAAGAACCACACACCTAAGAACACCAACCCGCCAGTGCCGCCGATCAAGATCGCCTTCTTCAGCACCGAAGGCATGCGGTACTTAATCGTGTGATCCGAGTTCGCCGAGGTGTAGTAGCTGAAATATTCGGCAGGGTGCTTGTAGACCTCGTAGTCCGCTTTACCGCGAGCACGCGGGCTGCGCGGGTCTTCCATGATTTCGTCGCTGCGCCACAGCTTCGACGACGACTTTCCGGACTCACGCAGCAGATGCTCATGGCAGCCGATCAAGTCTTTGACGTGCGCATCGAGGTACTTCGGATGCTGCGTGAGCAACACCATGCGCACGCCTTCTTCGCCGCGCATCGTGTTCATTGCCTTGAGGTAGTCGGGTGCTTTGCCAGACCTGCGCTCACCAAACCACTTCTGGGCCTCATCAACGAAGAGAATCGCACCGGGCGGCAAGCTCTGCCATTCGCGTGGATCTTCCCAGTCGATCACGCCGGGGACGCTTATATTCTTGAAGCCGCACTGGTAGACCTTCTCACCATCCTTGACAGCCATATCCATGAGCTGCACCGCTCGCAGCGTTTTGCCGCTGCCGAGGATGCCAGTCAACAGCGAACACGCAGCGGTCTTGTAGATGCTCATTACGGCCCCCTCTTACCGAGCAACAGCCGCTCAGTGCCGCGAAAGCCGTAGGCGGACAGCACGATTGATACGGCCACGTCGACACCGAGCGCCGACAACCACTGCGCGATGCTGCCCGGCATCGATTGCCACTTCGTGATGGCCCAATCGAGAAGCGGTTGCAGAATCAGCCCGTAGGAAATGAAACCGATGCCGAGGGCGGTGGTGATCTTGATCACCCACACCGCGCCCTTGGCGAGAATCAACTTGCTCAGCCAGATGCCTAGATCGTCGTAAAAAGTCATGTCAGTTGCCCCTGATAATGGAGATGGCTGTAAGCATCGCGAGCGCGATGATCAGAAACCGAATCATCTCGATGTACTCCGCGAACTGACCGCCGAACGGCGTGATCTGCACGCCATGCCCGACATCGATGCTCAGGTTCGGAACGCCGCCGCTATACGACACCAATCCTTCGTTGAGCGACGGCGTGCCCTGATCGCCGATGATCACGCTGCCGGTGCCGTCTGTGCCGTCGCCTGTACCGGCCGCCTGCGCAAGTTCGGCGCGACGTTTCTCGATCGCGCAGCGCATCTGGTTTTGCTCTTTCAAAGACGCACACAGCATCGGATTTCCGCCCGAGCAGGTGTACCCGGGATCACAGCCGCCACCGGCAACGGTTCCGTTCGGATCTGTGCCGCTCCCCGGCGTCGTGCCGACCTGACCGTTACTCACGGTGCCGGCGAGCTTCTGCAAGGCGCAGCTGGCGCGCCACTGCTGCAACAGCTGGGCATATTCCAATGCGTCGCACTTATCGCCCGTGCAGATCGGCTCGGCGTTGCACCCGCCACCGCTGATGCTCACGTTCTTGCGCGTGTTGCAATCGATTCGCCATTGGATGCGCGCTTGCCCGCAGAGAATGTTGTCGCCGCTGCACTGCGGTGGTTCCTTGCAGCTGTCACCGCCGGAAAATTTGCCGTCGTCCTCACTCGCGTCCGGATTTCCGTCGCCGTCCGAGTCTTTCTTGCAGCTACCGTCCTTGCCGCGTGCCTGCCCGGCCGGGCATTTGTTGTCGTTGACGCATGAGCCGTCAGGCCCCTTAATCTGCCCCGCAGGACACTCATCCTTGCTCGGCTCGCATGCACCCGCTGCGTTCTGCACCATGCCATCGGGGCATTGCTCCGTGCGCTTGCAGACGCCGTTGACGAGGGTCTGCCCCGGCTCGCATTTGTCGGGAATGATCGGGATGCAGTTGCGCGACACCATGAAATCACCCGGCTGACCACCAGGGCGGAAGCCTTGCGGGCACGTGTAGTTATCAGGCCTGCACGCCTTACCGCTCGATACACCGCGCGAGAACACCACGCCGTTCGGATTGGCCGGCTCGACAAAGAACCGATGCTCACAGCCGCCTACGCATTGCAGCGCGCCGTTGGGCTGATTGGTCTGCAATACATCCGCACGTGTAGTGCAGACGTTCTTGTAAAACGCGGCAGATATACCGCTGGAATTAGGGCCGGCGCTGGTGCCGTTCGGAAGGCGACACGTGAAGTCCGAACTATACGAACCAGCGTCGACAGAACCGGTAGGACCGTTGACCCTGAACGTCAACATGCCGTTATAGGTGGGTGCAACGCAGACCACCGCAGCACGTTCCTTCGCCTGACGCTCTGCGTCGCCGTATGCCTCGGCCTGGGTGCACTGCACCGGGGTCGACGGGCACTGCGTGGCGGCGCTGGCGGCACCGCACCAGCTGCACGCAAGCAGCATGACTATCGCCAGCACCAGTTTCATATCAAAGCCCCGCCGAGCAAACATGCGCCGCGAGGAACCACCACACCAACATCACCAGACCTTCCATCGTCGTATCTCCTTAAAAGACAACGGGGCGACCGGCGCCCCGCTGTGGTCAGTAACGGATGTGGCCGCCGATTACTTCCGGCCGATCAGGCCAGCAGCACGCAGGCCCCAGGTCGCAGCCGCGAACGCGAGCAGGCAGACCATGGCGTAACCGGCGAAGGTCGTGATCTTCGCGAGGATCGGGGCCGTGTCGAACGTCTCCTGCGCCAGCGCGGGCGCGATGGTCGCGACGGTGATCCCGAAGCCGGCCAGCAGCCGAGCGCCGGTGTGCTTGACGGTCTGCATGCGGAAACGGCGCGGCAAAACATGGTTGTTCGTCTTCATGTGATTTCCTTCGATTCGGGTGGGAACAGCAGTTTTCTTGCAACGGCGAGAACCATCAGGCTGGTGAACACTGCGACTCCGATTTCGTTGGCCTGCTCAACGGTCGGGAGGTAATCGATCCAACTGGATTGCTCGATGAAAGCGGCTTGTGCGCATGTGCCGTCCGGTGCCGGCACTGGATCAATGCAGGCCAGGACGCGCATGGTTAGGACGCCTTCGGTGCAGCGGTGGCGGGCTTGCCGTCGATCGGACGAAGCGTCTTGCGACGCGACAACTCGGGACGGCCGTACTGGCCCGGAACCAAGTCGGCAGTGAGATCCCAAGCGAACTTCTCGCCGACCTTGTAAGCCTTCGCCGGGTCGTCGTGTTCCAGATCGATCTGGATGCGCATCTGCGCGGTCTCGCACGACGCGAGCTGGAAATGCACCTGCTTGGTGTTGCCCTTGATGTTGACCATGCGGGTTTCGATGTCGCCAAGGACAGTGACGATGGGAGCGTTGAAGTTCATGGCTTGAGCCTTTTTGGTTGAGTGACCGTAGTCGTGGAAAAGCGGTGAATTTCAGGCGGACTGGTAGGGTCAAGCTAAGGACCGTGGCCGCTCGGCCGTCCTCTCTTGGTGCCCTCCCAGCGCGATGCTTGCATCAGTCCGCCAGTGCCCGATTCGTCGTGCGAGACCTCGGGCAGGTCTCTCTGCTGCGGTGCTGCTGCGTAGTCGGGGCGTGCGGGTTGCCACGCTCCGAAATTCGGTGACAGGTCGACTAATCCATCCTTGACGACGTACTTGCTTACGTAGTCCGCGACTTGGTGTTGCGAGCGCGGTTGCTCGAGCTGGTTCCTGCCGAATTCCCGGTACCACCACTCGTGCCACGTGTAGCGAGAGATAAGGTGGTTGAGGTCGGCAGTCGGCGCTGAAAGCAGCGCGTGGAAGTGGAGCCGGCCGTCTTTGTGGAACTCGCTGCCTCGCGCCCACTGGATGCCGCGATGCCATCGCGTGTTCCACTTCGGCCCGTAGATTTCGCGGTTGACGCAGCTGACGAAGAATCGAAACGCCTTGTCGGCCGCTTCCGGATGCACAGAACCGTTTGCACCGGTCCTGTTGACCGCGACGACCTTGCCGGTGTGTCGGTCGGTGAAGTGCTTGACAGCTCGAAAAGTGAGAGTTGCGAACACATGTGCGGGACGGGGCCGCAGAAGCTCAGACCATGCGTCGCGCAAGCGCGTATCCGCGTGACCGTACAGTTCCGGTTGATCCAATAACTCGACATGGGCGGACTCCACATCACGCCTGCGCGCTCGGCGTAACGTCGCGCCACCCAGGCCCGACCTCATCGCCGTTCGCGTCGAGCGGATAAGGCTCGTAGTCGTCGCCGTACAGGCGTTCGGTCATCGCCGCGTTGTGCGCGTCGACCTCCGCGAGCAGTTCCGTAGCGAGGAACTCATCGAGCGAGCCGGTAAACGAGTCGATCCAGTCATCGGGGCGCGAGGTGGCTCCGTCGTAGGCGTACACCGGCGCCGCGGCGAACTGTTCGCGGAGGCTGGGCGATGGCGTTGCAAGGCGGTCTGCGTGGGCGTTGCCCACAAAAGGCAGGTCGTCGACGTAGTCGATGGGATCGGGCGCGAAGGCGCGGGCGCGCTTGGCGTCGTTGATGCGCTCGGCTCGCTTGAACATCGCGAGTAGCCGCCCCTCGCCGAAGGGCGGTAGGGTGCCGCCGTCGTGCGCCGTCACTATGGACAGGTACAGGGCCTCGCGTTCGGATTGCTTCGCGAACTGGCTCAACAAGGAGCCGAATTGCGTAGCGAGAACGATGACGCCGACGGCGGTAAACAAGGCCGACACCAGCGCCAACATCTCCAAAGTGGACTGGCTGCCTGACCGCATGGC